GTTCAATCTTCATCAAGTATGCAAAGGAACTCGCATCAAACCCGCAGCTAAATGAGACTCTGGATGAGTTTGAGACAAGACTGAACAAGGCATTCAACCCCGCCAACGTTGTACCAATCATTGAAGCTTATGCTAGTAGTCCGACTGAATGATATATGCTTAAATCATACGAATTTTGGTCAAGAGAGGGAATAAAAAGAACTCCTTGGTTCAAGTATAATAGCAACTACTGTCCAAAATGGCAACTGGACGGTAAATTGAGAAACTTCTATAAGGCTGAATAGACATTACATTGTTTTTTGCTAAATATATAGCTCTCACTGTAGTGGGAGACAGGTTCTAGGTTGGTTAACTACCATACTTAGAACCTTTTTGTTAAAAGATGTTAACAAATTTTGTATTGCCATTTTTTATTGATATATTTGCAATGTACAAACACAAAGGTAACGTAATCCAACTTTATAGGTAAAACGTTTATGAGGCTTCTTAGATGCTTCAGCCTTATGTGTGTATATGTGATAGATAATAGGTTTGCCAGATAACTACTAGCCGCCATGTTTTATATTTTAATTTTTTTGGAATATGTATCGAAACGAATTTCATTTCAACTGTAAGATACAAGGAGTCTCAGTTGATGTATTGGTAAACGAGGTTGAAGTTTTGAAAGGTAATCTTCAATCAATTAAGATGCTCCATGAGGGTAAAAAAGCCTATGAGTTTTGTGTGGCGGTAAGCAATGATGAAATTGAAAATGGTATTATGGACTTGTTCATAGCCATACCAAGTTATCAACCTGGCTTAACTTTTGAGCGTTTAAAGTATGGAGTTAGAAACAACTGGGACTTTATACTTCAAGGGAAACCAAGTTGGTCTAGAGTTGAAGCTTTTGTAAGGGAAATCCTTGCCGACATTGAGGAATATGAGAAACCAGTAGAATAAACACATTTGATTTACATATTAAAATTTAAATTATTTACTGAGTGGTCTGTGAAGATAGCTCAGTTTTTTTGTTCAAAACAACTAAAGATTTTATTATGGTTGAACTAAAGAAGGAATTTTCAAAGAAGGGTACACAATTTGCCCAGAAATTTAAGAGTAACGTTGTGGTGGTATATCAATTAAGCAGGTATTACCCAGAATATGATTACTTATCCACATGGTATGAAGTTCTCAAGTATAGGACGCATACACCAGATAGATTTCATGATGATGATTATGAGGTTTATGGCTCAGATGAAGATTGTGGCTTGTATTTCTGGTCTTGTTCCAACCCTGATGTTGTAAACAAGGTTCTTAAGAACCATTTTGAGGATGAGGGAAAAATTACAAGTGAGGAAAGGATGGAAATATTGCGTATTTCATGTGGTGTATAGCCCTAGGAGACGTTTTCATGCATCAGGTGGACAACTATAAGGGTGACACTTATTTAACAGCTCCTTGAGCGTTATTTAAAATAACGGCATATATTCACATACACGCCGTTATCGACATGACATAGTGGGAAGTTGTTCCCCTTGGTAATGATATTATTCAATCAGTGCTAGGACTGTATTGTAGAATCTGTCAAATTCTGCATCATCAAAATAGTCTTTGACCTTTAGAATGTGTCCAACTGTATCGAGGTAGTGTGGACAATCATATTCAAAACGCTGTTCATTCCTTCCACAGAAGTCCTTTATAAATGTCACAGTAATCTCTTCTCTTGAGGTGTAGTCAACTTCAAGGTTGTACATGTCATTGATAAGGGTTAATACTATCATAAGCTTTTTTGGTGGCAAATATAAACAAAAAAAGAGCCTCATTATTTAATGAAACCCTTATTTTTCGAATAAATTAACATTATACGCCACTGTAACCCTTTTCTTCGAAGAACTTAACCTTTTCGTCAGTTCTTTCGTTATATCTCCAAAATCTCCCAACGTATGTTTTAAGGAAAACATCATATGGACGGTCAGGAGTGCCTCTCTGGAGCTTGCTGCAATATTCCTCAGCCGTTTTGGTTGTAAAGTGCAACAATCTAGCCATTCTATAGTCAATTGGTTGCCAAGGAGCATTTGAGCACCTTATGCCACTTGCATTATAACATACCAAATTAGTGTTTGGGACATGAGGATTGGAATACCAAAAAACATTATCCAAACCACCTTTGATGAGTCCCTTGATGTGTGCATTTTCTGGTATGTTCGAATACTGAACACACTTATCTATTGGGTTCAATGACTGAGTAAACCTCTCAACCAATGGTCTTGGGTCATAGTGAATAAGTCCAGAATCCGTCTTGCAATCCCAATTTATGAGGATTGTTTGCCAATCACTAGGAAACCTTGAAATATATTCTTCGATTGTTTCATCATGTTCAAACACCAGGAACTCATCGAAATCCACCAGGAGTATAGCATCGTATTGGTCTTTGTATTTTGCATACATTTCCGTATACCCTCGCATTTGAGCCTTAATCTGATTTCTGTAATTTTCAATGATTACAAATCCAGATTCAATATAATCCTGTAGGACATCTTCAAAATGTTCCTCATCACCATAATTGTTGTCCATTATAATGACATTATCAAACCCGATTTTCTGATAATGTTCCACAAATTCCCTAGCATAGAGGTTTTCTCGTCTTCCTATTGCTATTACACAAGTTCTCATTTTGTCTTACAATTTTATTATTATCTTAGGTTAGTGTTACGTCTATAAGTGGAATAGATGCTGTTATGAACACCTTTATTATTTGATAGTTTGTTTTTGCTACAGTTTTCGCATCCGCAACCACACAAATCTAACAGTGGAAAACTGTCCTGGTGTTCACACAACCAATGCTTTGCATAATCAATCCTTACAGCAACCTGTGCTTTAAGATGCTGCTGAACAAGTGTTAGGTCTTTAAGCGTAAGTGGTTCGCTATTATCACTAGAAGATTTTACCACTCCCACTTCACTGATTTTTGCCCATGTTAGAGGAAGCGCCTCGTATGCAACAGAGAAACCCAATATAGGATAGATTGCCTCAATAAGAGCTGTAGAGTTCTCAGGAGTCAGTGTATTGTTTTTAACTTGGTCAAGAAGTTCCTCATAGAACTCGTTTCCAATTAAGGGTAAGATATACTGCACTTCTGCAAGTTTTATGTAGTTCTGAATCTCTTTTGTATTGTAGTTCAAAGGATAAGGCGAAAATTCCTTCAACCATTTATCGTTTATCAAGCAATTTTGAATCATAGTATTATTATTGAATTAAATTGTATTATTCCTCAACTTTCTCTTCTTCTTGGTCTTTAACATCATCCTTATTCAACCCATTTGAATCTGTGCGTTCCTTAACATCAGCATCATTTCCGAAATCATTGAAATTAAGGGGCTTCATTATGATTTGTGTATCTATACCGTTAAGCGCAAATAAGGTGTTCAATGTTCTAATAACTGCCATCCTATTCGCATTACCTGTAAGCTTGTTATAAAGCTGATAACTAACTTCCAACTTATCCGCTTCACTTGAAAAACCGTTATTTTGCAAGTCAGGTGAACCTATCAAGCTTGCATTAGGTATTTGATGTGCGCATAATATACGATTAATGGTACGCTTATTTGCGTCCTCATATATATTAACATTTCCAGCTGATGCTGTGAAAGGCACAAATGAAGGGTCTTGCTGTTCAACGTTGTTGCGGAATGTCACTAATAAACTATTGCTATTATTAGTTCCCACAAACATATTTGTAATATTCCTAATTAATGCCTCTCGTTCAGAATCTGTTTCCACATCATTCATAACTAGCATTCCTGATGGAACGAAGTTATTGACAGCACATTTTAAATCATGCTGTACAAATTCCACTTCACTTTGGATGGCTTGAATTGCTGCTGCATATGAAGGTTGGGTATAGTAATTTTGAGTTGGTGTATAAGTACGATAAACGTATAAATAAGGAACTCCCTTCTCAAATTTTGTTGCACTGAAATCCATTGCTTTAATCTGGATTGGAGGGTTCATTGAAACTTCTGACCAATCAGCACTGATATAATAGTAAGGGATATTACCTGATTCATCGTACAAGCCCCATCTTACCTTATCCAAAGCGATTGGATAGAATGAGAAGGTCTTTCCATCCTTATTAAGTATACACTGTAT